AGATTACCAGCTGCCATTGCTTCCATCGCTGAAATACAAAAAGTTTCTTCCCAAATAGAAGGATAAGCAAATATTTGAGTGTCTTGCATAGCATCTATTACTTCTAGATTAGTTTTATACCCTATGTGATTTACATTTTTTAAAGATTCCATTTTATCATACATAGGCTTAAATTGTTTATCATTTTGTTCTTCAAACTGAGTTCCATATATTTTTGTAGAGGTATAAACATCAAGAATAATGTCATCTCTTTTAATTAATTCCATAGATCCTAGTAAAACGTTTAATCCTCTCCAGGGAGTAGAAGTATGAATTAATTTAATAGGATTACCCTTTTGCCATTGAGGTTTGTCTTTCCATTTAATATCTGGTAAAGCATTTTTAATTACACAGCATTTGTGGGTAGGTAACCCATATGCATATCTAAATTTTTCATAGCACCAGTGAGAATTAAATACATACCAGTCATACTTTCTATGATTTTCTTTTTCACTAAACCAGGGAGCTATATTAGGTTGATCATATGAATTTTTCATCCATAAAATACTAATTTTATCAGGGTCTATTGATTCTTTTTCTGGAACTGAAGTAGTTATTTGAAATTTTTTAAAATAAGAAGGATCTACTCTCTTTTGAAGCTCTGCTAATTGTAGTTCTGTGCCGCCTTTTGCTTCCATTATTTTAACGGCTCTTCTCCGAATACATCAAATCCTTTAGGGATAATAATTTTAACATCCCTTTTTATATCTTTTGGGTCAGGATTTTCAAGCTTTACTTGCTCTTCATCCTTATATTTTTTTCCTGTTTTTTTATTTGTTATAGTAACTTCAGCTTCGCATTTAATAATAGGAACTTTTTCTCCATTAATTGTGGTATATTCTGTCATTATTTTCTATCCTGTTCTAGTATAGCTACAGTGCCTGTAACCACACTTGTATGACTAGCAGTAATTTTTAAAATATCATTTTCTTCAAATACTTTTACTCCAGTTAATAAATCAGAAGATGTACCAGAACCTAAGGTACGTTTAGAAAAATTATAAGTAGCACTAGCAGAGTTATCTGTAATGCTAGCTGTAACACTTACTGTGCCACTACTTGAATTATAAGATTGAATACTTTTAATCATAGCAACTGTTTCAGCGGGGCAAGTATAAACAGCTACTGGATTTGTAGTTGTTAGATTAAATTGAGCATTAATAAATTTATTTGCCATTATCTGCCTTGTCGGTTGTATTTCTTATACATGCGTTTTTGACTTTTGTTAAGTCTTTTTTTATGCCTGCCTGGTCGTTTTCGTGGTTTTTCTCTTTCATACCATGCTGTTCCAAATTGACTTTTTTTCTTTTTGGCCATTAATCGTTTAAGAAATATGAAACGGCTTCTGTTTCTTCTTTAATATCCTGTGGGTATGTTGTATTTAATTTTTGTACAATATTATTTATATCTCTTCCAAACTGATTTAAATTAGTTGCTTGATATTGCGGTGTTGCTTGAGAAACTATTTCACTTATTTTTGCCATTATCTTCTTCCTCCTACTTGTATATCCGCTCTAAAAGTACCGAATCGCCAAGTTTGTCCTGTTCCAGTATTAGCTATTTTAAAAGATGCAGCTCTTCCTCTGGATCTACAGAACACTTGTTTAGTGCTTGTAGTAACTGTGAATGGACCTGTTATTAAAGGGCCACTGGCCGACGACGATCGTGTGTCCGAGGGAAAGTCTCTAAGAAAAATAGTTACTTGTGCATCTCCAGTTTGATTTTTAAAGTCAGGAATAAATCTAGAAATACGCATCATATATTCTCCGCTTCCATCTTTATCTATATCAAAATCTCCTGATTCTATTTGAGCTGGTATAGCAGTAGTAGTACCATCAGTTTTAACTTGATCGTTTCCTGTTTCGTGTTCGTAGTACGTTGTGGCTCCTGCGGATATTCCTGAAATACTTCCTTGTGTAGGAGTTTCTGAAGAATTATATGCAGTAGCATAAGGTTTTCCGTATACTCCTTGATCAACCCATGTTGTTCTTTTCATCAAACTACCATCATTGGTAGTCCATACTCCTCCTGGAATATTTTGTGAATCTCTTGTGTTATAAGTTACAGATCTATCTACAGAAGTTTCACTATCGCTTGGATAGAACCAAGTTATTTCATTAAACTTATCATTAACTCCTGCATGAACAATTAATTCTGCATTATTGTTTATATCTCCAAAAACGTAGTCTTCTACTAAACAAGGTAATTTTTTAACTGATGCACCATCAAAATAAAAGAAACTATCTTCAGACATCCAGTAAATAATACCATCTACTTCAATAGCAGCATGCTGAGCAATTAATCCACAATTAGTACCTACTTGTTCAAATCCAAATGTAAAAGGAGCGCCAATAAATCTCATAGTAAACATAGCTGTATCTGTCCAAATATAATTACCATTTCTTCCTCTTAAGGTTCCAATTATTTTTGATCCATCAGCTAGTCTTTGAGTACCTGCTGTGTTAGTTGCTGTAGGAGTATAATCATTAATGTCTTCTTGGTCAGAAAATCTAATAAACATATCATCTTGAGAAGAAGTTGTTCCTATAGTTGTTTCAGTTCCAAAAAAACATAAGTGTCTGTCAGGAGTAGATACTAACATATCCCGTGATGCTGTTGGTGCTCCTGAAATTAAAGTGGCTCGATTCGGGTTAGATAATGCTCCTGCAGCTGAAGGATCCCATTCTACAACTACACTGTTATAAATTAAAGCTATAAGTTTTTGACCATAATTAGTTAATTTCCATTGTCCAGGGTCAATAATTACTCCTGCAGCTGTTGCTGATCCCCAGCCTGTGTAGCTAGAAGCGTCTTGAACTGTAGATCCATCAGCATGAGTAACATCACTAGTTCCTCCTTGTCCTCTCGAAATTCCTGAAATAGTATTGGTTGCCGTATTATTAGATGTGTAAGTAATTAATTCTGCAGTCGATCCGCTTCCAATTAATAAAGTTCCTGTAGCCGGCATAGAAGCTGATGATGCTAAAACAACTGTGCTTGCTCCCGAAGGAAAAGTTCCACTATTGTTGATAGTTGTAGTAGCTGTTGTTGTAGTTCCTCCCCATTGACCTGTAGACCATCCGTATCCAGGTAATTGAAAAGCTGGGCCTACTACATAATAAACTTCTAAAGTAGCCGTTCCTGTAGTACTAAAAGGAGTTCCTGTTTCATTAGAAGGCATTTGAATAGTAAAAGTAGTGGTAGTAGGAGTTGTTTTTACTTCAAAAGTTTTTTCGAAATCAGAATCTACAAAAGAAGATGTTCCTGGAATAGCACTAACACTAGAAAAAACTACTAAATCTCCTACACTTAAACCGTGACTTCCCGTACATGTAACGGTAACTACGTTAGAAGCTGAGCTAGTTGTAAAACAATTAGTCATGCCTGTTTGTTTTAAAGAATCATTTAAAGGATGAATATCATAAAAACTTCCTTCATAATAAATATATAAAATTTTATCTGTACCTACGGCTGCATATCTATTACCTGATAAATCAAACCAAGTATGTTGATCTCTGGCTACTCCAACTAAAGAATCAGCTCCTAATTGAGCCCATCCTCCTACTTTTTCTGGTAAACCATATCTAAAACGAACGTATTGGCCACCGGTCCATCGTCCCTCAGCACCGGTCTCCGTTACTTGTTTATCAAATCCAGGAATTAATTGTACTTTTGCTAATGCCATAATAATGATTATAACTATTTTACAAAGTGAGGTAAACCCAACATACGCCTTCCATCAAATTTATTTTTTTCAGCAAATGGGCCATTTACATGATTATAATGTAAAAATACTTGACCACAAATCTCTCCTTCAAGGGGCTCTCGCCAATGTTCTAAATCACAACCACTATACACTAGCATATCTCCTACTTCAAGTACGACCTTAGTACCTTGAGGGGCTCCGGGTTTAATTATATTTTTATATTCATTAATAACATTATCAGCTCCTGTTCCATCGATAAATATAGGCCACTGATGTCCTCCTAAATGAATAGTGGTAGATATTTCACAACTAGGTCTATCTTTGTGTCTCTTTAATATATCTCCTTTTTTATATACTCTAGCATATGAATAAGTAGGTATTAAATCTAAACCTGTTTCTTTTTTCATTATAGGTAGCATTTTAACAAGTAATGTTTCCATTACCATATCTGAATAATGTGAATAGGTATTAGGAACCTGTTTATCGCTCCATGTTCCTAACATACCATTATCGTAAGTAATGTTATTGTCGTACATAAATTTAACTGCATCTCTTTTTAAGAGAAAATAATTAAATGCAAAATTAGCTAATTCATAACTAATGGCTTTTTTTATTACTTGATATTTATTGAACATTAAATCCTTGTTGAATAAAATTAAACGATAAAGAAATTCTAGGATCATTAGTTTTATTAATGCCTACTCTATGCCACACCCACGCAGGAAACATAATAATTCG